GACCGCACGAGATCCCCAGGCTGACGGCCTTCAAGTTCGAGCTCCCTCCCCTCTGGCAGCCGCCGAGAACCGGAGCGATCACCCTTCCCCCGCTGAACCTGACCAAGGAGAACTGACCATGAAGCTCACGAAGATCGTCGCCACCCTCGCCCTCGCGGCCGGGTTCCTGCTCGGCAGTGCGACCTCGACCGCGGCCGGCCCGGTGAGGGTCGAGTCGGTGGCCGCCACCGTGACCACCCTCCCGGCGAAGGTGTGCGCCGACGACCACGACGACCGCAACTGCTACTGGGACGGCGCCGGTCCGGCGTACATCGTCGACCGTGCGGGCAAGGTGACGTACCTCAACCCCAAGCTGAACGACCCGGCCAAGCGCAAGGCGTGGACGCTGAAGAACAAGGCCGCGCACCGCGAGTACTGGGGCACCGTGTGGGGGCACCGCCTGTGCTGGGCGAAGGTCGGGGACACCTCGTACATCTACTGCTTCGACGGGCACCGCGAGACCTCGTGACCCGAGTGCAAGTGTGACATGCCGAAACCTCCTGAAGGGAGGTCGGGGTGGGGCGGCGCCCACCTCCTGATGAGGCAGCCATGACGAGAGGGGCATCACCGTGGACGAGAAGCGCAGCCGACTCGGCAAGAACGAGGTCTCCGGCCTGGGCAAGCTGTACCTGCACGGAGGGGAGGGCCTGAAGCGTGACGACCTGGGCCTGACCAACGCCGAGTACTCCGTCTTCGCGAAGCTGGCCTGGTTCGGCCTGGCCAAGCGCGAGCAGGAGCAGAGGTGGACGATCACCGACCTGGGTATCGCGTTCATCGAAGGCAGGGCCCGCGTCCAGGCGGTCGCCCTCACCGTGGCCCGTGAGTTCGCCGGCCTCACTGGTGACCTCATCAAGGCGAGCGACGTGAACGACGCCTTCTACTTCGAGGCGGTCTGAGATGACCGACCTGATCGTGGGACTGTCGGGCTACGCACGCAGCGGGAAGAACACCGCGGCTGACGCCCTGATCCAGCGAGGCTGGAGGCAGGCGGGCTACGCCGACAAGCTGAAGGAGTTCCTGTACGCGGTGAACCCCTTGATCCCTGGGCACTACGGTGCCGGGAGCCTGCGCCTGCGGCAGCTCGTCGACTCGACCGGCTGGGACTACGCGAAGACTGCGTACCCCGAGGTGCGGTCCCTGCTCCAGCGCACGGGCACCGAGGCTGGCCGGCGAGTACTCGGCGATGACGTGTGGGTGGACGCCCTGTACGCCGACCACAAGGACGCGGCCGGCCTGGTCGTGACCGACGTCCGCTTCCCCAATGAGGCGGAGGCCGTGGCCAAGCGTGGTGGCGTGATGATCCGGGTCGAGAGGCCCGGCGTGGGCCCGACCAAGGACAAGCACGGACGAGCCCACGTGAGCGAGACCGCACTGGATGACTGGCCCTTCGACCACGTGCTGGTCAACGACGGGTCGGTGGACGACCTGCATCGCAAGCTCCACGGCGTCGCCGAACTTGTGCAAGTGTGACGGTGTGATACTGTGACACTCACAAGGCCGGGGGAGCTGGACGAACTCCCCGACGGTACGACCATCGAGATCCTGGACAGACGCGGCAGCCTCCGCACCAAGCGTGACGGCCACTGGCGAGACGCCAGCAAGGCGCCCGAGTCCACATGGAACGTCTACGTGTACGTCAACGCCCGACGCTGGGGAGCGCGGGTCGTCGAGAGAGGAACAAGCAGTGAGTGACATCAAGGACCAGCTCCGCACCCTGGTCGCCGAGTACAAGGCGCGTGAGGCCGAGCGCAAGGCCGAGCTCGGCGAGATGCGGGACGAGGACGGCGAGCCGATCGACGGGGACTACGCCAAGCTCGACGAGCGCCGCTTCGACCTGGCGCTGGAGTCAGCCGACGACCTGGTCAGTCTGATCGACAGCCTCGTGGAGCACCTCGCTTGAGGATCACCCCGAGGGCGCACGAACTGAAGAAGGTCGTGGACATCCTCGAAGACCCCACCTTCGACAGCCCGGAGCAACTGGCCAAGGCCGTGATCAAAGAGGTCGCCGAGATGCTCCAGATGCGGGACCTGGTGGTGATGGTCCACACCTGGGCGGACGGCGCCAAGGGCCTGAACTTCGGACCCTTCGGCAACGCGGCCGAGGCGGAAGCCTTCGCCAAGAAGATGAGCTTCGGAGGTACGGGCCGGCTGGTCCCGCTGACGTCCTCCGGGATCATCCTCGCCAACGCCGAGGGCAAGCAGGACGGGTGGCCCGGCTACTGCTGGAACCCTGAGTGTGGACACAGCCCCAACAACCACGCGATCGACGGTGCCTCGCGTGGTAAATGCCATCGAGTGGAGTGTAAGTGTGACCGCTTTATCAAGGACGACCCGAGCATCAAGACCAAGAAGAAGACGGCGGCACGAAAGTCGAGCGCCGCCAAGGGCGTCAACGAACTGTAGAGGAGATCAGACGTGAGCAACTGCGACTGGAGGAACTGCCCGTGTGGAGTGAAGCGCGGGTTCCTGACTGAACGAGATGCCGAGAAGGCGCTCGGCCGAGCCCGAGCCAAGCGGAGCCGACAGGGCGAGGCACGAGGCACCATGCGCGGGCTGAAGGTGGAGTCCCGCTGGTACCAGTGCGACGAGGGTGGCTACCACCTGACGTCCGAGTCCCGCGCGTCGTACGAGAACCGCATCGAAAGCTACAACGAGAACCGCATCACGGGCGGTCTGTTCAAGGAGGTAACGAAGTGAGTGCAGGGTGGGACTGGGTTGCTGAGGGACAGCGCATCGCGGAGGAGTCGCGTCGGGCCGGCGAGCTGAACATCGAGGCCATCAAGGCGGGGTCGATCGTCTTCGAGGGGCCGGCCGATCACCTGAAGGCCGCCGAGATCGGCGCCAGCGTGGCTGAGCCGGCGCCCAAGGTGGGTGGACTGGCCGGGGACCTGGCCGACATCGTCCGCGAGGTCGAGCTGTGCCGGGCAGGGCACTGCGAAGCTGCCTACCGGCAGAACGACCAGGGCGGCGAGGCCCGTGACGTGGTAGCGCAGATCGCGAAGGCCGCGGGCGTGACGCTCAGCTCCGCGTTCATCCGTCCCCTCGACGGCAACGTGTGGAGCCCGGCGAACATGGCCCGCGTGGTCAAGGGCGTGCAGGATCTCGTCGCCGAGAACCAGGCACTGCGTGATGAGCACGCGGCCCGTGACCAGAAGGCAACCGTCACCGTCAAGGCCCTGCACGAGGCCCTGACTCAGTTCGAGGAGGGTGTGTAAGTGTCGCTTCCCATCGGACCGCTTGACCCGGTCACACCCGACGATGTGCTCATCGTCTACGGGTTCCACCAGGCCCGCCTCTACCCCGAGTTCGACCGGAACAACGTCTACACCCTGAACGGGGTCGCCGCCTTCGGCCGGCTGCGTGGACGCCAGCCCAAGCGGGTGTTCCATACCGGCCTCGGCCTGAGTCGGGAGGCGGACCGGCTGAGGCGTGAGCTCGCCGCTCTCGAAGGCAAGTACGGCACCAAGGTGCACCACGTGAACGAGCTCTACATGTACGACGACGAGGAGATCCCCACCGCATGACCGAGATCCAGACCCGTGGTGACGTCACCGTCGAGCTCGTCAAGGCCAGCGCCACTGACTCCGACGTAGCCACCGCGGCCCGAGTCTCCACCATCGGAGGCAGCCACGAGAACATCGTCGACCTGACCCGCGACCAGGGCCTGATCAACTACCTGATGCGGGACCGGCACGGCAGCCCCTTCGAGCACACCTCGTTCACCTTCTACGTCGAGGCCCCGCTGTTCGTGGCCCGCGAGCACATGCGTCACCGCGCCGGCCACTCATACAACGAGGAGAGTGGACGCTACAAGGAACTGGCGCCCGCCTTCTACGTCCCCGACCAGGGGCGCAACCTGGTACAGGTGGGCAAGCCCGGCGCCTACGTCTTCGAGCCTGGCAACGCCGGCCAGTACGACTGCATGTCCGCCTACATGACCAGCGCCTACACCGAGGCGTACGACGCCTACCAGGGGATGCTCGACGCAGGCATCGCCCGCGAGGTGGCCCGCATGGTGCTGCCGGTGGGGATCTTCACCTCCTACTACGTGACGTGCAACGCCCGCAGCCTGATGCACTTCCTCGGCCTGCGCACGCAGAGCGCGGTCGCCGCCCAGCCCAGCTTCCCCCAGCGGGAGATCGAGATGGTGGCCGAGCAGATGGAAGACCACCTCGCCGAGCTGATGCCGATCACCTACGCCGCGTTCAACAAGAACGGAC